CCTTCTCCGGCATAATAACCGCACCTTCTGTCGGGAATTTCCCCTCAGCTTCTAACTTTTGTTTCTCTCTTTCGAAAGCTGATGAGTCAACAAATACAGCTAATCTTCCATCAACTGCGGCCTTATTTCTAACACCTCCCAAGTCAAGAATTTCGCCGACCTTATACATTATAGCCGGGTTTTCTTTGTCCGGTGCCGGTTGAATCATTCTAATTTTTGCCATAATATTAAGCTTTGATATCTAATATACAAAAAAAACCACATTCCGTAAAATGTGGTTTCAAAAATATAACAATAATATGAAGAAATTGTGTTTTAAACTCCTTTTGTGATTGCTGTGATAGCAGTCGTAAATGTTCCTTTTAAGAACGCCTTCACGTGATGCTTTTTAATGTAATGAACAGCTCTCATCTCAGCAAGAATCGTTACTAAGTTTTTAGTAAAGTCATCATTCTCATATCCAAGATTGATATTGATTTCTTCTTTGATTCTTAGGTTTGATTTTGTGAAATCTCCAACCAAGAAAGTTCCTTCTGTGATTGCTTCGTTTTCAATTACCAAAATCCCGGCAATTCTCTGACCATCTGCAGAAACGAATGGAGGCATAATATAATGACCATCAGTTCCTTTTTCCAGATCCATCATTGCAGCATCCATTGGAGAGATAACAACGTAATTAGGGTTGAATCTGTTTTTCTTAACCAAAGCAATAGCGGTTCTAAGAACATCTAATCTATTTGGCGTAGAAACGGCAGTTGCAAACGATGTTCCCGTCACACTGAAAGTCGGCGCATAAGTCAAGATACCTTTAAGATTCTGACCAGTTCCAACACCAGAAGAAATTTGTTCATCCAACTTCAATTCGATTTCCTCTCTAAGATCTGAATTAATCTCACTTCTTAAGAAATCCAAATCATCCAAAGATTCTTTTGATACTTTCACGAAAGCGGTGATTTTTTTAACATCAGCACTTTCTTCTGTGTAAGTCCAAGAAACTTGTGATTTAGTCGCACCCTCAGCGGTCATACCAGCACCACCTTCTTTCGCTTCTTTATTTACCCAAGTAACTTTGTTACCTTTAATGGTAGCAACGTTAACAATATTTCTGAATAATGGTGTTCTGTTTGGTGCAGACGAAATTGTTCTGTCAATATCGGTAGTTAAAGATGTCCCGGCGTAAGCACCTAAAGTCATCGTTACCGGAGCTTTAACTTCCATAGCAACAGATGATGCTCTATTTGTTTTCAGTTCCTCAATAGCGTCTTTGATAGCTTTCTGCTCAAACTTTTCAGCAACATCATCTGCCATAGATTTTACAGCACCTTTCTGGATTCCTGTCTTTTGAAGTTTGATATCCAATTTATCAAGATGGTCCTGCATTTTGGAAAGTGCGCTTTTTGTTTCTTCTGAATCGTTGGCTTTTTTAGCCTCGTCCAATTCTTTTTGAAGATCTGCCATTTTTGTCTCCAATTCCTTCAAAGCATCGGCAGATTTTTTCTCTGCGGAAACCTCAAACTCTGAGATCTGTTTTTTTAGACCTTCAAGAGCCGAATTCAATTTCTTTTCTAATTCCTCGTTCATTTTAATTGATTTTAAAATTTGTTAATGTATTTAACAACGGCTCAAAGGTTTTTAATTGAGTGTCATCAGACGGCTCATTAGTTTTTTGAGTGTTCTCTGTTTTTCCTAATTTATAAGCTTCGGATTGAAGCATTTTTAACGCTAATTCTAATTGACTAAAAGTGTCATCAGTCAAATTTCCATTGCGTAAAATCTTCATTATATCACTTGACTTCTGATTAAGTTGGTCAAATGTTAGATTTTTAAATCCTGTAAAAGGTGTGTTGGGATTAGCACCCAAAGTAACGTTAGATCCTTCGAAAAGACGAACCTCCTTAAGCCTGCGTGCATCTACCTGATTATCGAAAATGGATTTTGTGGTTACAAACCCATAGGAATGTTCTTTAAGAATTCCAGCACTATATAATTCAATAACATCGTTAGAATAAGATGTATTCGGTAATGGATCACTTTCGAAATATAATCCTTCCTCTCGTTCTTCAAGAACAGCAAATTTTCCGTGTGGTTGCTTCCATTCGTGCTGATTAAGAAAGAAAATAGAATTCTTTCCTTGTGGACCATTCTCGGAAATTGTTTTGGTAAACATTCCAAACTCGCCAATGTCTTTATCGTGGTCTTTATTTCCGAAAGCTGTCAGATAGCCGGTAATGATACGATTCTTAATATCAATATCCTTAACGCTTCCAACATTCTCTTTTAACTCTAAAATCCCCTTCATTATTCAAACATCATTATCTCTAATATAATGATTTTATTTTAATTATAAAATTTAATCAATAAAAATCAACCTTCCCCTTTCGTCTCGTTTGGCGACATATCCAAAAGTACAACGACAATTAATTATTTCAGCAGCTGAACCATTTTCCCTATCACCTGGATATTTCATTTTATCAGCACCAACTGAAAACTTTTCATCCTGATCTACTTTTTGACCATTAGCGAAAATATGAGAAGAGCGTTCTCTTCCATCATTACGTCCAATCCAAATCTTTTCCATCAAAACGCCTGAAGTATTCCCGGCGATTTCTTTGGCGGCATTCATTGCAAAGGTTGTTTCCGTTCTTGCTATTCGTAAAGCTTGCCATTTGTAGAAATCAGGTTTGTTGACTGTTTCAAATATTCGTTTTCGCATTTGAATGATAGTCTCACCTTCTTTAGTTGCTTTCTTTATTTCTCTGACAACTTCTGTAGCCAAAGTCTCTGAAATTATTTTAATATTATCGCCACCTTGTTTAGCGTAAAAAGCCAATAGGAACTTTTGAAAAGTATCTGAGAAAAACGGCAGCGGTTTCCATCGTTTTTGCTGAATTGGATTTTCGGCTCTTAACTGTCTGGCGAATGCTAATCCAGATTGTTTACCAATAGTATAATGAAGCTTATAAATAGCTTTTTTAAGACTTTCTTCATCTATATTAAGAAGTATTACCGCTTCGGCTGTTTCAAAGGTCAGGTTATCGAATTTGATCGATTTAAATATCTTTCTAAATTCAGTCAGCAAAATACGCAAAGCCTTATTTTCAAAGGCTCTGTGTTGTTTTAGAAAAGCGTCGTGAATCTTTGCGGTGTTCATTAGATTATATCCTTGTAAGCTTTTTCGAAGTCCTCATTGGTTACTCCGACTTCATCAATTCTCTTCAATCCGGCCGGCATCCAAACCGCATCCATCCCCTCGATTGTCAAAGTCTCATATTTCAAAGCGGTTCTTTTCTCGTTAGGTGTGATTGGTGCCTTATCCATCCATTCCACCATCGCCTTATAATCTTCCTGCATTTCCTGCAACTCGGTTATATCAAATTCCCATATGCAATTTTCATAACCTTTGAATTTTCTAATAAATCCGTAGGTCATTGCTTCCTGAAATTGGATAAGGTCGGGATGGATATTGTCGGTAATTACTCGTTTACGCTCTTCTTTTTGCTTATCATATTTCCCTCCGTCATCATTGTTCAGTAAAGAATCCGACCATCCTAAGACGTTGCATATTTGCTTTTGATCGTACTTAAGGAACTCAAACGGTTGTAAATCTTTAGTATCTAATGAAAGGCGTGTAAATTCAACAGGAACAGACATTCCGGCAATCTTTGACAGTCGTCCAGTATCTTTATCCATATCCATCAACTTCTGCTTTAATTGCGTTGCTTGCTCAGCGTTCAAAGGTGCTTCTTTGCCCGAAAGAATACCAAACACACCGCTATTTTTCATCGTCTTAACATTGTTGTTCAACGCTTCATTCGATGACTCGATATTGCGTAATAAAGCAGAAATAGGCGACAATCCATAAAGGTGTGAACCTTGCATATCAAAGAATGGATTAGTAGTTTTGATATGAATTACGTTTTCCGCTGCGAACTTCAAACTTTGATTACCTTCAATCATCATATAGTAATCAATCGGACTTTCATCATAGAGAACGTCAGCGTCTTTCTTAAGAACTATCTTAATCTTGTGTGAAGGTAAAATATAAAGCATCTGCGGAGTTCCTGAGTTCGCTCCATTTTCAGGACTTATCCAAAACAGATAAACGTTTCCTGTTAATTTCAAGAATAATTTATAAAGAGAAATAATATCTCCCCACGTTTGTGTTGGGTTTGGTTTATCAAGCGGAAAAGGCATTTCCTTATCATCATAAGCTTTCGTCTCGAGCATTACCTTATCTACCAACTGCTTAACAGAATAATTTCCATTGGTAGCATTACGAAGAGAAGTGAGTTTTGATTGTGCGCCTTGATCCTTTACTTTTTTGATTGAGTAAGGAACCGCCTTTGTTTTATCACACATCTGAGTGATGACAGAATAAATATCCGGATTAATTCGATAACCTTTTTCCAGATAGGTTTCGGCTTTTTGGTCATATTGCGCTGGTTGACCTCCTATAAATTCATAGAGAGCCTTGTTAAAAGTATTCGTGAAACTCTTTTCGCTTACACCATTCCAAAACTTATTAAATAAATTATCCTTCATTTCCCAACTCCATTTACCTCTAATATAGTGAAAATTAGATTAATTATTTATCTGTTTTAACGTAAGATATTACTCCTGTTAGGATAGATAGATAAACAACGCTTATCCAAAAGACCACTTCATTAAATTGAAAGAAAATGGTTTTAAAAAGAACCAACACCGCTACGAAAGCGAACACAATAATAAATCCTGCAATAATATGTTTCATAATATATATTTTAAAAAAAGAATACTTCCAGCTTTGGCACCAATTCGAAAAACATTCTCATCATTAATGCATCTGAGAAATCGGGAGATCTTCCGAGTAACTCCTTTACCTTTTCCTTTGGAATAATTGCGAGTTTTCCATCTTTGTCGATGTTGTGACGTTTAACTTGCTCCATTTCCTGAATGATAGTTTCTTTGTATTGCGTTTCCTGAATAAATACCTCATCCATATTGACTTTATATGATAGATGGAAATAACATTGTGATTTAAGATTCTGATATTGAACAACTGAATCATTTTCTTCGAATGGTTTAGCATTATTTACAAAGCCTTTGCATCCGAGAATATCTACAACGCCACCGCCAACACCATCTTCATCACAAACAATGCTATTGATTGGAACTGAAAACTCATTTGCCAATTGTCGAATACGTTCGGCGAGTTCAGTAATAGAGCATTTGTCAATTGAAACTATCTTAATTACTCGATAGCCTTCCCAAACCATAATAACAGCCTTATCACTTCCAAATCGTGCAATATCGGCTGTTATATATCTTGCACCGGTCTTAACGAATGAATTTGAGAAGATATTGATTATCTTATCGTATTCCATTAATCTTGCAGGATCGTCATCATATTCCCAATTGCCATACAAAAGCCTCTCACGGTCAATTAATGGAAGTTTATTAAGGTTGTCGATGTAATGTTGGGAAATGAAAGGATTATCCGTTACCAGCGATTGAACAAATTTCCGATATTCTAAAAGCTCATTGTTTTTATGTGGCTTGTAGAACTCTGAATAATTCCAATTCTTTGATGGATTGGAAGTCCATAGAATCTTCGGGATTAATCCGTTTTCATCTAATTGATACCTGATCCTACTACCTACAATATCGAAAGCCTTTTTGCTTATCTGAGCTGATTCATCAATAAAAGCATCTGTGATTTCCAGAGATCCGAGTTCATCAAAGTTTGGATCTGAAGGATATAAAAACAAATCTTTCAAATAGATCATTGACTTGTTAGGAAAATGAATCTCATTTGATTGAGCGTTATATTTATAGTGCGTGCCTGATTTTAAGCCTTGAATTTGAGCGACCGCAAAGAATGATTGTAAAGTCGTTTGTTTTAATGTTTTAAGGGAAGCACGACCGATAAGACCTCGTGTATTTGGATATTTAAGGCGTTTCTTTATCTGCCAATAGCAACCGAGAATAGATTTACCACCGCCGGCACCTCCACCATATCCGATTTCCTTTGTCGAATTATCTTCGAGATAATCTAATGCTATGGTCTGTTTCTTCGAAAGTCTCATTCATAGGTTTTTTCCTCATTCCAATTTATTGTGACAGATCCGGATTGTTCTACTTCCTGCTTGTCTCTCCATTTATCAGGCTGTCTATTTTTCAACCAGAATATTGCGCTTGTAGCATCAGGAGGATATATTTTTTTAATTGGTACTCTTTTTATTTCATAATCAACAACCTTTATTTCTTCTGAATCGTGTTCAAAACCTAAAGCTCTTTGATAAAGCCTATTTGCAACATTTGCATCAGCAATATTTTTTCCTTTTTTTATGGACTCTAAAAATTCAGGAAACTCATTCTTCCAATTATTAACAGTAGCCTCACAGACATCGAAAAAATCAGCAATATCCTTATCGGTTGCTCCTAACAAACAAAGCTTATAAACTTGCTCATTATGTTTCTTATCGTATTTTGTTGGTGCTCCTGCCATTACTTTATTTATTCGAAAGTTTGTATTCAGTGAGTTCGGTTTGAGTTTTATCAATCCACATCTTACTATGTTCAATTTCTTCGGTAACCAGTCGTAATTCTTGCTGTTCCAATTTAATTTTAGTTTCCAGGTACTCTTTGTTCTTTTCAGATTGTTGCAATCTATTTAAAGCTTGTTCAATCCAGTTTTCAGTTCCTTTGATGTAGTTCTCTTCCATTACTTTATATTTTAGCTATTACTTTTGGAAATTCTTTTATTCTACGGAGCCTTTCGCTACAAACGTCTAAATCTGTTGTTGAATAGACGAATTCTTTAGTATTCCACATTGGATAATTTCCTTTTAAATCAACTCTTGACCATTCGGAAATAATAGATGGCTTCTTAAATCTCCACCAGTTATATATTATTTTCTCTACATATTCTTTCTCTATTCCATATTCGGATTCAGAGTATTGAACTATTCGAAAATTACCTTCCATAATTTAATTTTTACTTATTACTTTTTATCCCTTTTCCCTTCTAAGGCATTATTAGCGAATTGTTCAGCTTGTTTAACTTGTCTATCAAAAGCAGTTATACCTTCTCTACTTTTATGTATATTAGCAGTTAGCCTTAACGCATCGGATATTACCTTTAATTGATATTCATAGATAATTATTTCTTTCATAACTTCGCTATTACTTTAGTCTTCGCCTCTTCCAATGACTTTAATTTGGTTTCAGCATCGTTGTAGATGATTTTATCCGTGTCTGTCCAGTTGGCTTTTATTTGGTCTATTGTCATAAGATTTTGTTATTAAAATGGTAATGGATATTCAGTAATTGTTTCAAAGTAGAATCTCACATTAATTTTAGCCTCATTGATGAGATTGTATTTCTTCGCCATCTGATACTGTACTGAATATTTATTAAGGCTTTCTACATACTGTTTAATCGAATCTCTGAACTCTTCAATTGTCATCTGATGCTTATTGATATTGCATTTCGGGCAAGAAGGATTAAAGTTGCCAATATGATTATTTTCAGGCTTCTCAAAAGTTTCATCAAAAACCCACCCTTTTCCATCAACATAACTTTTATTCCTTACACAAGCTTCTATATGGTCGGCGTGCCAGCCTTTTTGCAATTCACAACCGCAGTACGCACATTTACCATCATACTTCTGAAATAATATCTCTCTTTGTGATTTATTCAGCTTCATCTTTAATTAAATGAAAAGGTTTTCAATTCTGCTTGTACATATTTATTTTTTTCAAGCATAACAATATCGTATTGAAAAATACTTGTAATTCCAAACCAATCACATATCCCTTGTATTTGAGCGTCGTAATCTTTAGGTTTTATTTCGTTAGTGAAAAATCCTAATGTTAACAATCCTCTATATTCAAAGTTTGAATTCAAATACTCAACCTCCTTTTCAGTTGCCATTTATTTAAATTTGAGGTTTAATAAAATTTCCACAATCACTTTCAACATAATTGAGAAGATACATTCTTTGATAAGAATCTGTGTATTTCTCGTTATCATTGTAATCTTTATCAAATCGAGGAATTTCATTTTCGATGATTTGATTCCAATCTTTGGTAAGCCATCCATCTTCTGTAATATGGTCAGCAAAAACATTAAATAATTCGTCGCCCCATAATTCTTTTAATTGTTCGTTTGTCATAGTATTTATTTTTTAAGCCATTCAATAACTCTATCCGTATGGAATTAGATTGCTATGATGTCTTCTAAACCGACAACTTCCATATAGAAGCCATCATTAATTTCGAAGGTTACATCAATGTCTGACACGATCTCTAATAGAAGATTCCAAAACCAATTAACTCCAGTAATGTCCGGTTCTTCGGTTTGAACATCTTTTGCGTAAATCTTAATAAATCCGTAGGTAGTTCCTATATGAGTAAATCCGGATTCTTTTGCTTTTTGTATTGTCATTGTTTCAATGTTTTTATCTTTGCTCTATAAGAGATTATTAAGTCTTTTATTTCTTCAACTGATAGCTTTGTTGGCTCGTGAGGTCCTTCCAACCATTCCACTTTTTCAACTCCGATCTTCTGGATTAATCCTTTTCGGTATTCGATTAGATTTCCACCCCAATAACCATTGCATTTCCGGCATTGTAGATGAACATTTAATGGTTCAAATCTTAATTCCGGATGAGCACCCCGACTCCGATAGTGGCCAGCATCTGAAGGTGTGGTATTTAAGCAACTAATGCATTTACTTCCTTTCTGACTTTCACGAACCCATTCGTTGAAAACTTTCTGCAGATCCTGAAGCCAATCTTTATGGGTTTTAATGTTTTCCTTTAAAATCTTCTTTTCTTTGTTCCAGGCTTTCGCTACTTTCTTTTCATTAAGCTTTCGAGAGTGGTTTATTCCACAGATGGGGGAACAAACTATCTGAGCGAATCTTGTCGGGACAAAACCGCTTCCGCACTCTTTACACTTCTTTAGTTTTGCTACTGCCATAATTTTTAAAAACCCGCTGAAAACCTCGCAAATTATCAACGGGAAGTTTTATATGAAGATTAAATTGGACTTTAATTAAAAACCCGACCGACGAAAGCCAGTCGGGAAAACCTCTACTATGAATACTAACTATGAAAATTCCTACTTTTTAAATTTATATGTTGTTCGTACCGTGTTGTGAACAGTTACGACTATTACAGAAATGGCTTTCTTTTCTCGTTCTTTTAGAGCCGCTAAAAGCGTTAATGCCTGCAAACGGTGTTCAGCTTCCCAATCGGAAGTTTCCAGTTCGTTTACCGCTGATTTTGTTAAGCCTTCTTTCATATTACTTTTAAAAAAGACTAAAGCAACCGCTTCATCATCTAATTCATAACCAACACACCATCAACATATTGCCTTAGCCTTAAACTAATAACTGATACAAATTTACAAATTATTTCTCACAATGTGAGACTTTTTATAAATATTTTTATATCTTTGTAATGCGATACCAAATAAGTGAATTTTCAACGAAATATTTATCTCACCATAAATACAAAGACTTACAAGGCTATCGCAAATTGTAACTTA